TGAGGATTTTTCTATCACATACTTGATGATTTTTGTAAAGTATTCTGTTCCATAATCGTCCAATGAACTATCAAATACTTCATCAAGAATTAGTAAATTTGTATTAATTGAGTTCTTAATTTTAGCAACTTCCCTCCAAGTAAACAAAATTGCCAGATCAATCCTCATCTTCTCACCTTCACTAAAAGATTCATAGGAAAAATCTTCATAGATTGGGTTCAAAGCTTTCTCATTAAACTCTTCATCAAGTGTGAAGTTCACAGAAAACTCCAACATCTCAAGATACTTATTCAATGTATGATTGATGAGTGGCAAATACTTTTTAATGATTTTTGTTTTTGCCCCATCATCTTTCAAAAGCATATGAATAAATTCATAGTTAGACAACTCTTCCTTCTTAGAAGAAATGTCCTTTAAAATGTTTTCTAAGGACTCTTGGTATGTCTCTAACTTTGCACTTTCAATATCTCTATCTTCTGATTGTGTGGTAAGTCTTTGAATTTCAGATTCAAGTTCTTTGACTTGCTTTCTAAACTGAGTGATTTTAACATTGTTAAGATTGATTTCATTTGTTAGTTGAAGTACCTCTTTCGTAATATTCAGGAATTGAGTTTTGAGTTGGGACTCTTCCTCAATTGTTTTGGTCAGTTCTTCTTGACCTTTTTTAATTTCTTTAGCTTTATTTTCAATCTCTTCAATCTTATTTAATCTAAATTCTTCCTCAATAGTTTGAGTACAGGTAGGGCAAACACTATTCTTCTTAAAGAACTTGTGCTCATCAATGATTCCATTGATCTTTTGCTCAAGTTTAATATTAAGGTTCTCAAATTTTTTAAGTTTATCTTCAGAGAAATTTAATTCTTCAAGAGATTTTGTGCTATCATTGATTTTATTTTGAATGATGTTATTCTGACTGATAATATTGTTTACATCAGTATCAATAGTTACAATTTTGGACTTTTTATCCTGTATGTCCTTGTCTTTAAGTTTTTCAACTTCTTCAATAAACAGTTTTTGAGATTCAATTTTATCTTCAATATTTTCTTTCTTGTATCCAATCTCTTTGATATCATCTTTAATCTCCTTAATTTTAATTTTTGCTACATCATTCATTGATGAAAATACTTTAATGTCAAGCAAATCTTCCACAACTTCCCTTCTGTGTTGAGATGATAGTTGCATAAAGGGAACAAAGTTGGAAGAACCAAGAACTACAATTTGCGTGAAGGATTTATAGTTCAACTTCAACACTGTTTGTTCTAACCACTTCTGCTGATCATTTGCAGATGATTCTTGATTCAGTAAAGTCTTACCCTTATAGATTTCAAAGATTGCTGGTTTGATCCCCCTAATGATCTTCCAATTATCTTTTCCTATGGAAAACTCAATCTCAACAACACAATCCTTTTCATTTGATGTGTTAATAAGTTGATTCTTATTAATCTTTCTAAATGGTTTATTAAACAATCCAAATGCTAACGCATCGAGCATAGTGCTTTTCCCTGCACCATTGCTTCCAATGATTAGCGTAGAAACAGACTTGTCTAATAATATTTCAGTAAACTGGTTACCAGATGATAAAAAGTTTTTATATCGTAGAGTTTTGAACTTCAGCATAATCAGGGGGAATCACAATATCATCTGGGGTAATTATAGCATATTGATAATCTAATCTATCACAAGCCATAAATGCCACTGAAGGATTAACCTCAGTGACTTCCATTTCTGGGTAATCAAGATCTTCTAACATAGTACAATATCTGACGGCATCATCTTCTTCTTCAAACAAGTAGAGAATTTTTTCCCCATGCTTGTTCTCAACTGCATATGCACCTTCAGAATCGTTGTCCTTAAGAGTTAGAATATACATTACTGTAACTGAAATGACTCTTGATAAATTGATTGAATCAATTCTTTAATCCTATTCTTATTTAACTTAATTTCAGATTCATCAACATATTTTTTTAGTAGTGTAAGAGTATCCTCACGTTCAACAATATCGTCAGAATCAAAATCAGAATTTAGTTTAATACTTTCTACAATCTTCAATTCATAAGGTTGAATCTTGATAAGTTGATCAAGAAATTTTTCATATGTATGTTGATTTGTTTTATTTTTGATGACCAATTTAACAATACATCCTTGATACTGTTCTAAGTCTTCTTCAATAAAATCTTCATCATAGTTGCAGATTTTAAACATTTCATAAGGATTGTCTATCTTAACCAATTCATAAGTTTCAGTGTCAAAAATAGTAAATCCTCTTTGATCATTATAATCTGACCAATAAAGTTGATAAGGATTGCCAAGGTAAAAGATCTTGCCATCATCATTTCTCATGTGATAGTGACCAGAAAACACCCTATCAAATTTATTGAATGTGGTTTTGTCCATACCATGTTGTTGATATGTTGTTTTATTGACATAGAACCCACTCAATTCCAAATGACCCATACATACCCTAGCAGATGTGTTTTGGATTGCTTGTAGAGTCTCCTGATGCCCTTCTGTGGTTATCCATGGGATGAAAAGTATCTCTTGTTCACCAACTTTTACAGTAGTTGGTTTGTGATACACTTTAATGTTCTTATAATCATTCAACAGAAGCATGGGACTATTGAGTTCTGTTGTATTCTTGTAAAACAAATCATGATTACCAAGAATTACATGAACATTATACTTTTTAAGTGGGTCTAGAATAGTTCTTTTGGTCCAATCAAGACTCCAATAATCAGTAGTCTTTCTATTATCAAACATGTCACCCATGTGAATGACAGTATCAATTTTATACTTCTTTAAAGTTGGGAAAAAAATATTCTTATAAAACTTTTCAAAATACTCATGGAAAACTTTATTACCCTTTTTAAAGTTATAATGAGTATCTGTTATTACAGCTACTTTCATTGAAACCTGTAGTTGATGTTATCTTTAATTGAATTCATATCTGAGTAGTCACCATCTTCTGATGTGAATACTTCATCATACCCAGACCTTTCAATAATCTTGGATTTGATTTCAAGTTGTTTCTTTTCTTTTGCAATTCTCCTCAAGAAAGCATAGTAAACAATCTGAGTAAAGTATGCAAATGGATTGGTTCTGTTAGTATCAAAATTGTGAATGTACTGAACACAGTTTTCAATACCATCACAGATCATGTCGTCCTTGAACATGTAATTGACAAAGTTTGGTTTGTATGCAAGATGGTTAGCAATACGCAAAAAGCAATCACCAAGATAATTTGTAATCCTTGGTTTAGGAAGACCCTTTTCTTTTGCTTCCTTTACTTTTTGATTGTAATCAACAAGAGCTTGATAAAACTCTTTATTGTTTACATAATGCTCTGACTTCTTTTTTCCTTTTGTCATTAATACTTGCATCAAATTTACCAATCATAATCAATTTTAATTACCACTATTATAGCACTGTTATCAAGGGGTTGACAACTTCTATATAGGGCATTAGAATCACTCTGTTAGGGTTGAAAGATAGGGTATAGCTTAATTACTATTATAGATCTTTTCAAGTACTTTACGGGCATCATCCACCTTAGAGATGAATCCCATATGTTTCTCTAGAGATACTTGTGAAGTGTTCTTGATGAACTTATGATAGACTCTGATGATTTGATCATCATCAATTTCAGTCATGGTAATGACTTTATTCATATCAATAATGTAAATATCATCATCAGGAATCATCATCCATGGTTTGATCTTATATCCAACAGTGCCTTGATGCTTTGAGATCATTGGTTCAATTATAACAGGATTTTCAAGCATCAACAATGTTCTATCATCTTCTTCTGTTGGGGAAACTATTGCAAAGATCTCTTCTCCAGAGACTAATTTAATTGACGCATAGAATTCGTTTTCCATTATTTCTTTAAGTTAATGTTTATTATTTCGTAATTAAAGTTCTCTTCATTATAAATTTTAATTCTTTCTACTAAGTGATTTAATGTATAATTTCTTTTTGAATTATGGGTAATATCATCAGAAATATCATATAATGTAGCTGATACTTTTTCTTTACTTTTTCTAAGAACTCTTCCTATTGATTGAAGATTTCTAATTCTTGATTTGGATGGTGAAGCAAAGACAATATTGTGAAGGTTTTTGATGTTGATGCCTGTACTGAAAGTTCCATAAGAAGCAACTATAATCGCATTGGATTCTTCCTCTGTGATTTTTCTTACTGATTCTCTTTCTTCAGTATCCACACCACCATGGATGAAAAAAACCTTTCTATTATCACCTTTGTTATTATTTATTAGTTCATACAAAGGTTCACCATGAGTGGAAACTCTACTGAATAAAACTAAAGTATTTCCTTTGAGATCTAAGGTTAAATTTTTAATAAATTTATTTCTTCTATTATGGGAGATTAAATATTGAACTTCATCTTCATAAACTTCAAACTTTTGAGATTCATGTTTTAGAAGGAGAACTTTAATGTCTAACTTTGAAAGATAACCTTTTTTAATTAATTCATCTGTTTTGATGAGTTTGTATGTTGGACCAAACAATCCTTCAAGAACCAATTTATGTGTTTGAGATCCATCAAGAGTACCAGTAAACCCAAATCTATATTTTGCATCATGAAGTTTACTCATGATTGAAATTAATGATTTTGATTTGAATTGATGTGCTTCATCACCAATCACAACATCAAACTTTTCAAAATAAGGTTTCTCTAACTTGTAAATTGATTGCCATGTAGAAATGATGACTTGTTTGTTAGATGTCCTATCATTACCTCCATAGACTTTGTGACAATACTTTTCAGAATTCCACCCATAGTCCTCAAAGTCCTTGTACATCTGCTCTACAAGGGATGTAGTGGGTACTATGAGAAGAATATTCTTATCCTGTTCAACAAAGTATCTAACTACTGAGTAAATCATCAAAGATTTACCTGATGCTGTAGGGGATAATAATAATTTTCTTTTATATCTCAGTGCATCATGAACACCCTGTATTTGATAATCTCTTGGTTCATGAGAGCAAATACTCTTCATGTAATCCTTTACACCTTCTAGAGAAATAGATTCATCCATCTCTCCAGGAAGTCCATAATACTTATTATCTTTGAATTCAAAAGTATACTTGTGGTTATCGCAAAATGAAATAATTTTATCTAACAACCCAGCATAAATTTCTCCAGTCTGAACATTAAATAAACGTATTTTTCCGTCCCAATGCTTACTTCTATATTGAGGCATAAACTTTGCCCCAGGAATATCAAAAGTAAACTGGTCAGATAACTCATAAAAAATATGAGGTTCTGCTTCTATCTTTAAAAAGATTTCATTCTTCTTTGATATAATTAAATCAGTCATATTACATTCCAGATTGGAATCTCAAAAAGTCAATAGAGTTTTTGATTTGGTAAGTTCTAGAGGATATCATTTTTATAATTTCCTCTAAGTATTTTAATATTGTATCATAGTATTCAATTTTCATAAAAATTTCTGATAGTTTGGTATCAGCATCAAGATGTTTTTGCATCCCTTCTTTATCTCTAACTTTGTATGGGAAAGGTTCTTCTTGATATGCTTCTATAGTTGCCTTTCCAGCATAAAAGTTATAACGTTCTAACTTTCTTTGTTTGTAGTCAATTTCTGACTTTTTTCTCAACAAAGAAAAGTTGTTGTATAGTTCATAGTATTTGGCATGTAGTGATGCTACTTTCAAAGATTCATTGTGCAAATCATCAATATTGATTTGAGAATCTTCTTTCCACATCAATTGAATATC